ATAGTTTTTTCTAAATCATCCAAAGGTAAGTTAAAAAAACAAATATGATAATGAGGACGCATTCTTTTTGTTCCATATTCATTACTAGCAAGATATTTAATTCCAATATGTCCTCTTCTTTCAAAATATTTTCGTAACGATTTAATAAATTTTGTAATATGTTCAGGCACACAATTAGGACGTCCAAGAGCATTATAAACTAAATGTTCATCACTATAAGTTAAAGTAACAAATCAATTATGTTTAGGATTTGACTTAATTTCCAAAGAAGCACGAACACCTCACTCAGCAGAATTATCCAAACGACAACCAACACACTTACGACAAGGCACACTATCATTAACAATATAATTTTTATTCATATCATATCGTGCAACATCTCCATTAGAATAATGCTTAAAATTAACTTTTTCTCCTTTTTTTAAATTATGTACCTGTAAAGGTCTAAGACAAGCCATATTATCATATCCTTTCTAAAAAAAGGGTTATTTAACCCTTTTTGACAATGTTATTACACTACGCACCATATTATTACGAGCATCATTAATAGTCTGAACAGTTTTAGATCCAAAATTAGCACGTTCAGCATCTTCCTTTAATTTAGAAAGTTGCATAAGCATATTTGCAGAACTGCCTAACATTGATGTTATATTACTACCAAAACTACTACCTGAAACTCCACCTGAAGGTGAAGATGCTTGACCACTACCAAACTGTGCTAACGGATTAATACCTGCCGCTTCCATATCTTTACGAGCACGTTGATATTGAGTATTAGACATACGCTCTTGAAAATCACGATTTCATTTATCACGTAACATCCCTAATCCTTCACCAATAGCACTACCAGCAGCACCGGCACCTACCATTCCTAATAAAGGTCCCATACTATTTCACCACCTTTGCACAAACTACATTCTTATAACAATCATCACAACATCACATTTGATGTGCTTCACCAAAAATATTTTTTGTTCAAAATGTAGTATCTGTCAAGCGATTACAAATAAAACAACAATCCATATTATATACGACGTAATCCAGGAGTTGAATATAAAGGCATAGGTTTCTCAGCAATGGTATTAAACATAAAGTCAACACGTAATTGTGGTGTATTATCACTCGCTTTTAAAGCAAGAGTTCTATCAACATTTTTATAATCTTCCTTTAATCATTCAGACGACAATTTAGGCAATTGTGCATAATGATCAGCAAAATGTCAATAATCTAAACTTTGCGGATGTGATGAACGCATAACACCAGCGACAGAATTAGGTTTAAATCGCAAATCTGCTCACGCTTCTTGGAATCCAAAAATCTCATTATCTTGTGAATTACCTTGTACCATAATCTCACGGTTTTTAACAGGCTGCTCACTAATATTCGCTAACAAAGGATCATACATATCAAATTTATCTTGTCCACGGAATCAATCTGCTTCTATTCCTTGTTGATAAGTATGTTTATAACGAACAACTGCCAAAACAATAATATAACTATGTTCTGTAAAAGTCTTATTAACTAAATAATTATTCTGTATCATTGTTTCAGAAAACGCTGCCAAATTACCTTGTGGAGTCATTTTTTCAACAGTAGATGATGTTTGTGGAACAGACTGTACTAACAATGACTGACTATGTCCACCAAGAAATTCACTACGTTGTAAACGAGCATCTGCCGTATGTACACCAAAATGATTTAACGTAAATTCAACATAACGAGTACCACCACGAGCATCCATTTCTTTATAATGCTGATAAGTAATTGCTAAACGTAAATCTGAAATTGATATACCAGTAGCATTTGATAAATCTGCTCAAAGATTTGAAGGAATAGCACGCTCTCCATTAGCAGCCTGCGCTGTATTTTGTGCTACTAAAAATCCAGCATCAACAGGTCCAATACCTAATTGACCAGTTTTTATAGTTCTACCTTTATTATCTCTAAAAATCAAAGGAGTACCACTCAAATTAGGAACATCCCTAAATTTAGTAGTAACAGGTGCCATACCACCTACATTTAGAGTAGTAGGAGCACCTTTTTGTGGAGCAGGTAAGCAACTAGTAAAATAATCGTGGTATTTATTAGCAATATAAGGCTTTCCACCTAATTGAATATCAGTAACTTGATTACTACCATTACTTCCTTGTGAATTAGAACTATCCAAAGTCAAAGCACATTCGCTACTTAAATTTTGATCTCTAAACCAGTCATTAATAATTTTAGCATATGCTCTAAATCTTAAAGATTTAACCCTAATTCCAGGAACCTTAGGAGTAATTCCAAAATGGTCAGCCAAAGTACCATAATCTCAACCACCTGAAGGTGCAACAATATCAGGTACAGGAGGAGCATTCTTAACATCTCAACTATCAGAATTTTCACCAAAAAACTTTTCTAAATCTTTTCAAACAATCCGTCAAGGAACAGCAAACGCATATGTATCTACGATTAAATCATCCATAGGAGGTACAATAAAAGTACTAGGACGATATAAACTAGTCAAATCCATTTTAATATGTTCACCAGGATAAACAGGCGTCTGATAAATTGGAATTATCTCACCAACATTAAACGCTCTAATTGTTTTATGAGGAATATGTATTTTTGAACGCGGAATATGATTTCCTTTAAACATTGAAAAATCGTGTACTCTAGCATTCAATTTACTCATTTTCTTTTTCATCTTCTTTTTTTCCTTTCTCATTTTCTATTTTTTTCTGACTTTCTTGTCAATTTTTAATAAAATTATCTAAATCACCTAAACCTTGCTTATCAAGTTTAGAATTAATATTTTCCAATAACGATAAATACTCTGTATTTTGTAATCTAATATTTTCTAACTCCAAAACAGATTTCGGCAAAATAGTATCATCTCCACCTAATCTAGCAGGTGGCAACAACTCTAAATAATCATCACCATACTTATCAAGCATTGAACGCAAATCAGTACCTTCTCCGGCTTCTTGTATCTCATCATAACGATTATAAGTTGCCACAATTTCATAAGTATTCTCTTTAGTATCAGCATCAATAACACGTTGATACTCAGAATACTCAGAACTACCTGAATCTGAAAACTCTACTTTATTATTTCTTTGAGTATATATTTTCATCTTTTTTTTCCTTTCTATAAATTATAATTTCTTTTATAGTTTGAACAATAAACAATATTAAACCAAAACTTAAACTAACACTGCCTACTATAACGTAACAAGGTCAAGGTATACCAAGTCACTTATTTGCAACCATAACAATTAAACCAACTGCTATACACAAACCAGGTAAACCAAATTTAAATATAAATCGCATAACATCTTTTAAACTTATTAATTTATCCATAATATTTTCCTTTCTTTGTTTAATCTCAAAAAATTTATTATTAACGTTTCTCATTAATACATTTACACACTATTTCATCTTTATTAACAGATTTAATAACTAACTTACAAGTTTCACACCGATAACCTTGCTCAATCTCTTTCTCCAATGCAAGTTGGTTAGTAAGTCAATTATCATATCCATTTAAATGACTTCATTCAAATAATTTTTCTAATGTATTATCTATACGTTGCATTTTTTTCTTACTTAATTTCATAAGTATTCTCCTATCTATAACGTCTTCTATGATTAAATCATCTTCTACGTACTCTATGTTTTACAACACGACTCGTTTTAAAACCACGATAAGCCATATGATTATCTCCTTCCTATGTTTCACGTGAAACATTTTTTCTAAAAACGACGTCCACCACGAGGATTTGACGGCATTATATTAGCACGTTTAATTGAACGTGCAGAATGAGTCAACCTTCACTGATGACGCTTTGTGTTCTTAACCTTGCGTCTCACAATCAACACTCCTTTCTGTCGTCAATGGGGCATATTATAACAAGTAATATATGCCCCAAGACAACTACTTTTTACCAGTTTTCAAAGGTCGAGTCAACCTTTTTACAATATTATTTAATTTTTTTTGTTCATCACCTAAATAATCTGTATAACTCCTTGAACTAACAATCTGACGCTGAAAGAGCGTCCTTTTAGCCACTTTCTCTCGTTTTTCTTTAATATAGTCTAAATAAAACTCATCCTGCCATTCACGCTCCATACGACGGTCAAAATACTTAGGAACTTTAAATCTTTTAATACCTTTATCAGTTGAAATTAAAACACTGTCTTCCTTATATATACGCTCTTTATTTTCCATAAAATACTTTAAACCAATTCCTTTTGACATTCTTAATTTTTCAGGTACTAACTGCAATGCCTTATAATCTTTAACACCTAATTTTTTAGTAGTATAACGAGCAGTATAATTTGCAGAATGATAAGTCAACTCACCAATAGTATGAAATCCTTTATCTCAAAAACGAGAAATCGTTTTACTAGTCCACTGTTGATAACCTTTTTGACTATCG